CCCATCAAAAGAATCTCTGAAGGGAAAAGTTAAACCATATGTTGTTCCATCTGCCATAACTATAAATATAGTGTCGTCATTATTTTTTATAAATACCCCCAAAATAAAAAATCACGACCTAAGCCGTGATTTATATTCTTATTAAGAACCACATCCGAAACACTCAAACTCGGAATCCGAAGGTTTTTGTGTTAATTCAACCGTTGGTTTCTCAATTGGTTTTGGTTGACCTACTTTTGAGATATCCACCGCCAAGTGTTTTGCTCCGGTTGATATCGCCTTTGTTCTAACATAATAACAAAGAGTTTTCAATCCTCTACCCCAAGAGTGAAAGTGTGATGACGAAATCTTTGACAATGTTGGGTTTGACATATAGATATTCATAGATTGTGATTGGTCAATAAATGGTGCTCTGTCAGCCGCCATATCAATAAGTTCTCTTTGAGATATCTCCCAAATTGTTTTATACTTTGGAATTAAATGTTCAATTCTCTTAACTTTTTTGTTGTAGTTTTTATCCTCAACATCAAGATAATGATTGAAATTGATATTTTGAACCGAACCTTCATTCATAATGATTTCATTTTTTAAATCCTCACACCAAATACCTACTTTCTCAAAATCAGTAATTAAGTATTTGTTAACAATTAAGATTTCCCCACCAACTACACGACGATTAAATAATGCCGAGTGAGCCGGTTCTGTCATCTCAAATGAACCTGTAATTTTAGCAGAAGACGCTACTGGCATCTGAGCAGTAAATAACGAGTTACAAACCCCGTGATTGGAAACTTCTAATTTAAGTGAGTCCCAATCCCACATTCTACTTAACCCTTCGTAATCTAATCCCCACATATCAAATTGGAATATTCCTTTTGACATTGGAGAATTTTTAAAGAATTCGTATGGTTTATATTCACCCGATTTACATAACTCCATACTCTCAGTGATTGCCGCAAAATAGATAGTTTCAAAGATTTCTTTGTTTAACTTTCTTGCCTCTTCAGATGTGAATATGTAATCCATTAAATAAAATACGTCAGCAAGACCTTGTGTTCCAATAGCAATTGCTCTTTGTTCTAAACCACCTTTTCTACCTTGTTCAGTTGAGTAACTATTAATATCAACAACTTTGTTAAGTGCTCTAACAACTTTTCTAACCTCACTATACAGTAATTTGAAATCAAATTCACCTTTAACAATAAAGTTTTTCAATACCATAGAAGATAGAGTACAGATAGCCGTAGTTTCTTCATCAGTATATTGGTAAATCTCATTACATAAGTTAGATTGTTTAATCACCCCAATGTTTTGATGATTAGTTTTTCTGTTCGCACTATCCTTAGAACATAAATAAGGAACACCTGTTTCAACTTGAGATTCAATAATTTTATTCCAAATTGTTTGTGCTTTTACTTTTTTACCAAGTCCAAGCTCAACCGCTTTGTTGTAGTTATCTTCATATTCATCACCATAAGTTTCCTGTAATGGTTTGATACCCGCTTTGATAATATCATTAGGACAGAACAAATACCAATCCTTATTATCTTTAACCGCATTCATAAAGTTGTCCGGTAACCATATAGATGTAAATAAATCTCTTGCTCTTAACTCCTCAGCACCTGTATTCTTCTTAATATCCAATAAATCTATAATATCCTTGTGCCAAGGTTCAATGTAGATAGCGGCACTTCCCGGTCTTCTTCCTTGTTGGTTAAAGAACCGTAATGATTCATTTACTATTTTAAGATACTTCAACAATCCACCGGCAAATCCACCTGATGAATTAATACGACTTTCTTTACTACGAATATTAGACATACATAATCCAATACCGGCAGCGTCTGATGAATAAGTTGAAATGTCGTTTAATGTTTGTAACAACCCATTACGAGAATCCCCGTGGTTGTATTTTAACACACAAGATGCTAGTTGAGGTGTTTTAGTACCCGCATTAATCATAATTGGTGTTGCCGGAGAAATAAGTTGGTTTGATAATGAATTGTAATATTCAACCGCCTCTTCAAATGATTTAGTTACCCATAAAGCAACTCTCATATACATATGTTGAGGTCTTTCAATTACTCTACCTTCCGGAGTTTTCAACAAATACATTTCTGATAATGATTTCCACGCAAAATAATCAAAATTGTAATCATTTTCGTGATTTATTACAGAATCAATATTATCTACACCATACTGTTCAATAGTTTCCATTAACTTATCGTTAATAATACCATCAACGTGTAATGTGTGCATTGTGTTACAAAAACTATCATCCGTTTCTTTGTGATATGCAGAAATAGCAACAGAAGATGCCAATCTTGAATAATCGTGATGACTTCCGGTATATGCCGCAGCAATCTCGTAAACTAATTTATCCAACTCTTTGGTTGTAATAACACCCTCTGTTGGAACTGAAGTAATCACCTTAATGAATACCTCATCCGCGTTTACGTTTAATCCTCTTGCGGCACGTTTAACTCTATTATAAATTTTTTGGGGGTTGAAAGAAACTTCGTCACCCCCTCTTTTTCTTATCTTTAATGACATCATATTAAAAATCCTCCGTAAATGTTAATGACTCGCCTAACTTGGCCTTTTGATACTCCATTGTTCTTGATTCAAAGAAGTTACCTTTTGTTTCAACAGCAATCTGTTCCATAAATTTAAATGGTTGTTCCACATTAAAGTGTTTTTTACATCCAAATTTAACTAATAACCCATCAGTAACAAACTCAAGGTATTGTTTCATTAAGTTAGAATTCATACCAATTAAAGATACCGGTAATGATTCAGTAATAAATTCTTTTTCAATCTCTAATGCAGAAAGTAAGATTTCTTTGATTCTTTTTTCTGTTGGTTTGTTCTCAACGTGATTGTTAATCAAATGAATTGCAAAATCACAGTGTAAATTCTCATCTTTAAAGATAAGACTATTAGCATTACACAATCCTTGCATAATTCCTCTTGATTTCATCCAAAAAATAGAACAGAATGAACCTGAAAAGAAAATTCCTTCAACCGCTGCGAATGCAACTAATCTTTCTTGAAAAGAAGCGTTCTCAATCCAATCAAGAGCCCATTTAGCTTTCTTTTGAACTGCCGGCAATCTATCAATAGCGTGGAAACATTCATCTTTCTCTTTATCATCAGACACATATGTATCAATCAACAATGAATACATTAATGAGTGAATGTTCTCCATCATAATTTGGAATCCGTAAAAGAACTTTGCTTCTGCATATTGAACCTCTTTTAAGAAATTCTCAGCCAAGTTTTCATTTACAATACCATCAGACGCTGCGAAGAACGCTAATATATTTTTAAGGAAATATCTTTCATTGTCAGATAGGTTTTCCCAATCTCTAATGTCGTTAGATAAATCTACTTCTTCAGCCGTCCAAAAAGCGGCTTGATGTTGTTTGTAAAATTCCCATATATCATTATGTTCAATAGGGAAAATAACAAATCGGTCATTATTTGGTTCTAATATTTTTTCTTTCATTTTTAAATTAATTTTGTGTTTGTTCTTTTTGTTTTCTTTTGTCTAACAAGTCTTTGATTCTTTGTCTGTTTCTTTCTTCGGTTTGTTCTTCTAATCCTAAGAAAGTCACTGAACTCTCTGTATCAATCTCCAACATACCGTTATCAAATTTACAATTCTCAAATACAACACCATCATCACCAATACGTGATTTAGTAATTGCAATTGTTGCTAATTTCATCTCTTTTTGTTGTAGAGATTTAGCCACGGAAATAATTACGTGTCCAACCTGAGCTTTTTTAATAGACCCACCCATTTGGTCGGTTGTTACAACATCCGAAGATATTGAACTTCTATTACCCTGAGTTGCTGTCCATCCTACCAAGTCAAGTTCGTGACACATAGATTCAAAACCTCTCATAACAGAACCCTCAGATTTCCATTCATCACCCAAGTTTTTATCCGGAACAACACAATCAATGTAGTCCAATAATACCATATCAATTTTAATTCCTTCAGAAATCATTTTTCTGATTTGGTTCTTAATTTGCATCATCGTCACAGTATCAGATGGTAGTTTTTTAAGGATAAGTTGGTTAGTCATAGTTTCCTTAACATTCTTAACTTTTTCCATTACCTCATCTTTTCTTAATGACAAATCGTCAGGGTGAATTTTTGTCCATAATGTAATGTGTTTACGTTGTATAATCTTTGGGTTATCCTCAAAGAATATTTGTAAAACATTGTACCCCAAATTAAATGCGTGATTTGAGATTTTTGTTAGTAAAGTTGATTTACCAACGCCTGTTGGTGCTAATACTACACCGATTTCACCTTTAGCCAACCCACCTTTTAAGAGTCTATCTATACCCGGAATACCCATTGGTATTGGATGACGATAATCCTCATTTAAAACATCATCTAAGTTACTGAAAACACTTTCAGTTCCCTTATCGTGTTCTCCTACTTGAAGAGCTTTACTTACCATCTCCTCTAATGTGTCATAACTCTCAAATTCACCGGTATCGATAATTTTTTGAGCTTTAACCATTACTTTTTGTAACTCTTGTTGCTTACAGAATTTCATTGATTTTTCTTGTACAAACTCAGCCCCTTCAAGCGTAGACTCCTTAACTTTTGTAAGGGTATCAATAATGATTTTTGCCGCTAGAGGTTGTTGTATCTCAGATTTTGTAATTTGTTCTAAGGTGTCAAAGGTTGGTGTATGTTCGTATTTTGTGTAATACTCCTTAATCATTTGAATGATTAATTTGAAGTATTTATTCTCAAAATAACTTGTTTCAATCACATCTATAATAGACCTTGAGAAATCTTTATCGATAATGATTTGGTTTAATAATTGTATCTGAAAGGTACTACCTAGATACTCGAAATTTTTGTTTGACGCCATATATTTTTTCTTTTAGTGTATTAATAAATACTACACACTTAAGGTAACATCTAGATATTTTTTTGTTAAATTTTTAGATGAAAAGATGTCAGTTAAATTCATCAACAAGTTTTTTAGGTGTGGGCGTACATCAACAGTATATCTTACCTTTGGAGGGTATACTTTAGCGTCCACTTGTCTATGACAAATTGTCATATCATTTTGTTTGATGAAGATGTTGAAGTACTCTGGCCCGTCAGTATAAGACGTGTCCAAAATAGTTGGATTGTTAATAATTTCGTACATATTGTCCGTCATATACGTTACGGTTTTCAATGATAATTGTGTCTGAATATCGTCTTTAAATTCACGAAGTAAATCATAAAGTTCCAATGAGTTTTTTGCCTCATTGTTGTACTCTCTCACGTTAAAAAATCTCTGTACAATGATGTTGTCATTTACCATCATTAAGAATTCTAATTTTACCGATTCTTGGTCTTTCATAGTTTTAATTAATTGTTTTTAAAATTTCTTTTTTCTTTTCTTGTTAGTTTCATAAAGGGTCTAACAAAATTAACCCACGCATCGTCCCCCTTCGGTAGATACTTAAAAAACCCGTCTTCCATCATCATCTT